ATGTACTCCGTCACCCGTGAAGACATGCGGCGACAGGTGCGCGTCATGACGATGGACAGCCTGGCGAAGTTCGGGGCGACCGAGAAAAGCCCGATCCCTGACCTGATAGAGCCGGAACTACTCACCTTCTGCTCGGACCGGGGGATGATGGTCTGCGGATTCGAAGAGATCGACGGGCGGCGCTGCTACCAAGGGTGGTGGATCCAGTGGATCCAAGCAAAATAATTTTCTGTAAGTCCTCTTTTTTGTTGACTCGGTAATCTTTTTTGGTTACTATAGATTCACTGTCAACAAACAAAGGAGGTGCGGTGAAGCAAAGCGAGTTCAAACGGTGGCTCGCTTCCAAAGGAGTGACTTTCGCAGAGGGTAGCAACCACACGAAAGCCTACTACAACGGAAGACAGTCAGCACTACCAAGGCACCCAGCCCAAGAAATTGGGAAAAGCCTCAGGAAAGAAATTCTGAAGCAACTGGGACTGAAGTAAAGGGAGGCCCCGAAAGGGGCTTCCCACTCGCGCTCACCGCACCACCTGGAGATTAAATCAATGCTGCGTTACCCCGCAAAGATCCGCCCCGATACGGTCGGCTACTACGTCACTTTCCGCGACATCCCCGAAGCCTTGACGGCTGGAGATACTGTGGAGGAAGCGAAGAAAATGGCCGCTGATGCCCTGCTCGTGTCAATGGACTTCTACTTTGAAGACCGTCGGCCGGTTCCCCCGCCGTCCGCCCCGGAATCGGATGAGGTCCTGATCGCGCTGCCCGCGAGCGTTACGGCTAAGATCTACGTGCTCAACGAAATGCTAGCCCAACAAGTTAGCCAGACCGAGCTGGCGCGTCGCCTAGGCATTCGCAAGCAGGAGATGACGCGCATTGTCGACCTCCACCACGCCACCAAAATCGACACTCTCGCGGCCGCACTTCAGGCGATGGGCAAAAGCCTCGAATTATCGGTTGGAGGAACTTGAGGGCGCTGCGGATTTTGCCCAGGCATCTACCACGGCCTGATGCCGCGCCGCGCACTCTGCATACTGGAAAGCGAGCGACACATGGGCCTGCGCCAAGTCGTCCCAGGACGCAGAATCAACGCGGGGAACTGGCGGGCACGGGGCGCTGAGGTTGACGGGCAGCGTTGGCCGCGTCGATGGCTTCGTTGGTTGCGCGCACCCGGCCAGGGTCGCGCACGCAGTCAGCAGGCAAAGGACGCTGAACGATCTCACGGGTGTACCTCTCGATGACCTGGGGTTTGGCGGTGGCCAGCTTGTCCGCGGTGTCGGCCAGGCTCTGTGACAGCCCGGTCAGCCGCTCGGCCTCACTCTTGAATTCCTCCAGGCCGGCCACACGGTGGGCTTCCTGGCATTCGGACCGGCCTACTTCGCGCTGGGTGTGTCCATACCAGGCAATAGCACCAGTCGCGACGGCCAGCAGCGCAGCCCCAGCGACCGCGGCTGCAAGGTAGGCCTTCCACCCCGTCAACATCTTGAGGGCTCCGATCATGGCGTATTCAACCAATCAGGCACTCTGGCGGGCGGTGCGGGCGGCGGCGAAAGTACTTCATCTACCTTCTTGACGACCGTGCTTGCCGACTTTGCCGCGGCTGTGGCCTTCGTTGCTGCCGTACTGGCTTTGGTTGCGGCCCCCTTGGCTGCCTTGATGGCCCCTTCGGCAGCTTCAGCGGCCTGATCCACCCTGTCCGCCGCTTGCTCTGCTGTACCGGCAGCCCGGCTTACCGTGGCTGAAAGAGCGGCAAGCGCCTGGCGGTAGTCCTCGCGCTGCTGGCGGTTCACTTCAGCCTGCTCTGACAGAGCTACAAAGGCGCTCTTCCATGTCAGAAGGCTACCCACTGAGTAGCCGCCGCCGAAGATGCACACCACCAAGAAAATCGCGTAGGCCGCGCGCAGCATTCGCGCAACCTGCGGATGCTTGATAACACACCACCTATACAGTTTTTCCACGAACCTCTCCCTGTAGTGCTCGAACCTGCGCCGTCAGCTCTGCGATAAGCGTGTTCTGCCGCTCAATGGTCTGAGCCTGATAGGCAGTCCGCTCGTTCAGCGCGGCCAGTTCCGCCTGAACCTTGGCCAGATCCAAATACAGGTCATTGCGCTGCTTGTAGGCCTCGTTGGCTGACGCACGCGCAACCTCCGCTGCTTGACGCTCCACCGCCAGTTGCGCCTCCAGCCGCTCTATCGCATCCTTCTCTGACTTGGCGCCTGCGACCGAGACAGCAAGACGCGCCATCAAGATCGGAAGAACCTTCCACATTGCGCCACCGCCAACCAGCGCCGCCACGAGATATCCGACGATCTGTGAGAGTGTTAGCGGCTCTCCGGCAGCTGCTGCTGTGACAGCGTTAGACCCGACCACGGCCAGCATGTACCCAAGGTTCTCTTGCATCATGCACCTGCGAGCGTGCCACCGGCGCGCACGTAAGCGTCGCGCAGCCTTTCAATCTTCTGCTCGTGCTGACCATATCCAGCGCCAGGCAGACTAGCCCATATGTTGCGAACCTTCGACACTGCCTCATCAAACCGACCAGCTTGAATGTCAGGGATAGCGCGCCGCTCCTTGAACTGCTGGATGGCATACCGGTCCTGGGACAGTGGCCCGAAGTCAGGAAGATTCAGCAGCGCTTTGTAATGAAGCCAGTAGCGGTAAAGGATCTGGTAGCGACCCGCAGCCGTAGACGAGAGCGACGGATTCAATCGCACCAGCACATTGGGATGGTCTTCATAGCTCGTGAAAAGCTTGCCGCCCACCAGCACGTCGTAGCCGTCGTCTTTCGTCGGTTGGCGACCGTCATCCGTCCCCTCGGACACCGCCAGCATGTCTAGGAATGCCAGCACGTTCCTACCGCCTGCCTCTTTCTCGCTCAGTCTTGCCATTGCAGCCCCCTTGCAGGCGTAAAAAAGCCTGCCGAAGCAGGCTGTAACTTACAGGTCGTGTCTACTGAAACCTCATACTTCTGTTTGAAGTAAACTCGGACACGTGCCGTTTCTATTCCACGCCAACTAGAACATGAGACGTATTTTCCGCATCGCCGCAATAATCGCGGCCCTAATAGCGATAGCTTTTCTGTTCTCTCCGAAGAACGTAAAGCCGCTGGATTGCCGCCTGCAGGCCAATTCTTCCGGCGTTATGCCACCTTCTTGTAAGGCCTCGACAGAGCGTCCCCGCTAGACGTTGCTGCTAATAGTCGGGGAGGTCAAGAACGTTACTCCTGCGAGCGACAAACGCGTGAGCGTGTTACCCCCGGGGTCAATAGCAAGCTCCCCCGTGGTCAGCACAGTGAGCGCCGCCGGTTTGTACGTTCCGCCGGAGAGAGACCAGATCAAAAAGGTTTGCGCCGCAAACGGACGCTTGCCAGCCGGCAAAGTTCCGATATACCCAGGGGTGTTAAGTCCTGCGTGATCAAGCAGGCCGCCAAGGCGCACTTGTCCTTGAAAGTCTTTGAAGCACGAAAAGGCTTGACCGCCGGACGTGTTGGTAAAGCCGGTATTTGGCGTCAGCGCTTGATACACGCCACGCGTACCTATCCCGCTGTCCGAATACGCGTTCGTCACCAGCGAGGCGAAAGCGTTAGACCCGACGACAGTATCTGTGGCGCCGGACGATATGACCACACCGAACGGCAGCGTAATGCCAGCCAGTACGCGATTTTGGTCGACTCGCATGCCTACAGCATTTCCGATGCGGATAGCGCTGCTAGCGGTAGTGGTTCCAAAAACACCAAACGCGTTACCCACAATGCGACCGCCGCCGCAAGTAGAGATATCTCCTTGGATGTCGATTATGGAACCATTGCCGGTTCCCGTACCCTTGCTTTGCTCGTAGTTGTTGTCTTCGACCACAAGCATGTGGCCACCACGGAAGACGATGAACCCGCCGTCGCAGTTCGACGCATTACGCGCGACATGCAGGCCTGCCGGTACACCACCCGCATGGTAGACACCGTTGTAGACAATGCCCACATGAAAGCTGCCTGCACTCGACAGGATGGCATTGTCGACGATGCGGATGTTGTCCCCGGCATCTGTGAATGCCATTCCGTCCCAGATAGAGTTCTTGTGGATGATTGAGTTCGACGGGTTACCTTGCGCGTTGACCGAGCCAGAGTTGATCCACTGAATTGAGTACCCATTGCTGGGCATCAAGTGAAGCCCTGACCACTCGACACAGCCCGCATTGATGCCGCTATTGGTCGTGTCAACATAGATGCAGCTCGAACCTCGAATAGTCCCGGAGAACCCCGGATAAATCATGAAGTCTTTGAGATACCAGAAGTCGAGAGAAACGTTGGCAGCCGGTTTGACTAGCATGATGTGGGATCCGCTGGGATGCGACGGTCCCGGAATAATCATGGAGCCCTGCTTGCTCGCGCCGTACATCGACACGCCAGGATTGATGATCGCGCCGCCCTGACCAGTGGTGTCCTGCACCATCCACACTCCGCGCGGGATGAACAGAGGCAAGCCAGCAGCAAATGCGGCAGCAAGCGCGGCATTGATGCTGGCAGTGTTGTCCACCGCGCCACCAGGCACCGCACCATAGTCCGTAATGCTGATCCACTCGCGCAATTTGGCTTGCACCGGTCGAGAAACAGCCCCTGTCCCTTGCTGCAGGAAAGAAACCAGCCCAGACCCGCCCGACTCGGCAAGTTGCTGACGCAATACGGCATCGCCCACCGCAACGAAGTTGCCGCCCTCGGATCCCCAGTTACCTGTCGTGGTGTAGGGCAGCGTGAGCGCGGCATTTGCTCGCCAAAGTTCCCCGGCACGAGAGAAAATCTGATTGCGCGCGGTGATAGTCAACCCAGCCGCGTACTCGCCCAGGTCTTGATATCCCGAAGCCAAAAGGAACTGTTCGAACTGTTGTTCTAGATCCGCGATGAGCTTCGCGTAGTTCGGCTTCGCTCCACCCAACCGGGTTTGAACAAGGGCCGGAACATCGTCGTTGACGTAGCGCTCAAGGTCTTGAGCATCCTCAGATGCATTGCGCAACTGCTGCAGGGAAATCGGATCGGTTGCCATTTAAGCGCCCATAAAAAAACCCTGCCGAAGCAGGGTCTAGTTTGATGAAATTTATCTACGCGAAGTCGCGATCATTCTGGTAGTAGCGGTCGTCGTAGTTGATCGCTGTTATCGGAATCGTTCCGTCATCATTGGGAGCGCCTTTTTCCGTTATCAGGAAGGGTTGAGCTTGGCGCGGGCTTGCCCCCTGACCGATGATGTATCCCGTCGGGTTGTAGCCCTCTCCGCGCAGGATGATTGCCGTCCTCGGCGCAGTAGATAACAACGCTAGCCGCGGACTCCCTCCGGACTGAACCGGCATAGACTCGACCATCCCGTCTCGGTTTTGCAGGAAGATCCAGAAAGGGCCGCCAGTACTCCAATCAAAGGGCTGTGACAAGGTGACTAGCCTAGGGTTAGTCGCATCGATGCCGACGATTTCTCCATCCTGGCTTCCGGCTCGCGTGTTGTCCGCACACAAGATCCGCTCGCTAACCGTCAACAGGTTTGCTTCCGGCAGCGCATCGAACTCCGTCAAAGCGTCTTGGTACCGGAGCTTGTTCCACTCCCTATGGGCGTGAATGCTAGCCTGCGCGTAAATTCGTACGCCAACAGATTCGATACGCCTTGGGTTTACCGCCGACCGATCAGACGGCAGGTATATGGTTTCGGATGCGTCGTTAGCTGGATTGATCCACTCATACTCGATCCCGTCGTTCACGGCCGCGCTACCTTCCGTTCGTTGCTCCGATCCTGGCAGCTTGTTCCTATGGTTGAACAGGATGGCCGAATCGTCCGTTTGACGCTCGAAGAAGAGCCGTATCACGCTCCCTCTACGATATGCGCGGCAAAAGACCGCTTCCGCGATCATAGAAACGGTCTCTTCGAACGAAAGATTGTCGCTGTCGATCGTGTAATTGAACTGCGCGATATCCAGGCCGAAGTAGCTGACGATATCGTCTCGCGTCTGATAGAAGTTATCGAAGTCGACTTCCGACGCAGGGCGATTGCCGATTAGTGGATCCAGGCAGATCGCTGAAAGAATGTCCGCGACGTTCGTCGTCGCATAAAGCTCTGACGTAAATGTTGATCCGGAAACCCGCCGCGGCAGCTTACGGGTAACAAGCATATTGAGCTTGCGCTCCTTGATCGCCAACGCGCCATCCGTAGCGAACGTCACAGACTGCACTGTAGTGACGTCGCCGAAGTGGGCCTGATCGACGGAGTTGCAAGCGTACAAATCACGCCACTTGATCTCGTCTATGACCTGGCCTTCGAATCCCGTATCGGAGTTGGTCAACCGCCTGGTTCGGAATCTCCAACGAGTACTCGCCGCCCCACCTAGCACAGCATCCAAAGTATCAGCCCGCGTTGAGCGAGATACCGCGGATCCGACAATAGTTCGTTCGAAAGCTTCGACGGCCCCGACCGGGTTACCGGAACTGTCGATTCGTTGAGCTTCAATGCGATAGGTGACGTTCTGGCGGTACTGCTGGCGTCCATTGTCCTTGAAGAGCCCGTTCAGCGCGACCACGTTGCTGATGATGCGCGTAATAGGCTTCACGGATTCGACGGTGAACCAACCAACCCAGCGCTCTCCTGTAGTGGTAATTGTCGGGTTCAGAACCGATGACTGCCCCCCGAAACTGTCCTGTAAAGTGGTCCAATCCGGGTTTACCGCGGATGGATTGTTTAGCGTGAGCAGCCCCGAAGTCACCGTTGTCACGACGTACTGGCCAGATAGATCGAACTCAACAATGTCCGAGGGTCTAGTTAAGACCGGCGAACCAGTCACATCGCCTTGAGCGGCCCTGAATGCTCCCCATGATGACGAGTTCTGGCTGATGTCCAAACGCAATCGGGTGACGTTATCTATCGCATCATAGGAGGAAGTAAGTACTCCATAGATCCCTGTAACATTAGCTGATGCAGTGTAGGGTATGTCTGCCTCACCGCCAGTGGTCGCCGTCCATGTCACGAAACCATTCGATAAAGTGACGATTTGACCAGGAGACCAAGACGAAGCATGGTTCCCAGCAAAAGACACTTCACCCCATTGCGGAGCGGGGGCAAGTTCAACTCCGAAGAATGCCCCGTCAGGTGGCGTGTATGAAAGAGTCCCTTGCGTCTGTGCCGCTCCAGATACCTGGACCGTATCCCCAGGAATGAATAGATCCGCAAAGTCTATATCCGGGTCTTGTGACACGATCTCGTTCGGCGAGCGGAATATCATTCCTCTGCGGATAACGCTCCCAACATCCTGTGGCTGCAGCACTTGACCGTTGACACTGTTTACCCGCTTGGCCGTGATAACAGGCAGGTTGATTGCGTTACCGATCCTCAACTGCGGGGCGTCCCCGCTATTCGGTGAAGTGAACGGCGCATATACCTCCACCGAAGAACCAGCAATCTCACAAATCACAGTTGTGTCGTCGCGGACGTCCTGTACCTCATAGGCGCCTCGGCCGATGCACATGTAGGCGACTTCCTTCTCCACATGGTTCTCGAACACCTTGTAGGGAGGCGCCAAAAGGTCCGGAGTGGATCTCACCTGGCCATACACGTCTGGCACGCGCCCATTCACGCGAACTGAATTGGTGCGCTCAGACAGCCCGTTGTTCGGAGATTCTTGCTGGACGTTTCTGGCGGTTGCGTTAGGCGGAGTCGGCGCGAAGATCGACTGCAGGATGATCGATGCCGTCGTCACGATCAACGCGACTACGATAGGCGGCAACGCAGCCAACGGGAAGACTTCTACGACGAAAGGCCCCGGCATGCTCCGCAGGGCAAGAGCATCCTCATAGGTCTTCGGAGTTACAGATTGTCCCGTGGCGCAGTCAGTGATCCTGCCTCCAGCTGGGAAATGGCGCCCGAATTGCCCCTTGAGGAACTGAACGAGGTCATTGACGTGATGGACCTCTTTGGTCGCGTCCGGCCTCTTGTAGAGATATACGACTATCACTGATAGAACCTCATGCGTTTGAACTGCGCCGACACCGCATCCAGGCTTAGATTCTGTGGGCCGCTGGTGTTGATGTGCAGAAGCCGACGCTTCCAACAGATGCCTATATGGTTATCGCCTTCCAGGGTTTCCATTAGCGCTACGGAAGGCAACAAAGTGGGCCCAGCCACACGCTTCATATCTCTGAAAGTGCTAGCGATCTTTCCCGCCTTAAAGTCCTGTTCGTCGATCCTATTGAGTCGGTCGTCTCCCGTCAGACTCGTCCAAACTTCCGCCGCAAAGTGAAGGCAGTTATAGGTGCGACGGTCGTACTCCCGGAAAAGGAACTCGTCAATGCTCACAGGAACCCCAACAGCATCGGATAAAGATCCGTTCGGTACAAAATGCCCGTTTTGTTCACGTTCACTTCTGGCGCGGTTGCGTTGAATTTCGCCCCATCTTCGCTTCTAGCTAGCTGCCTAGCTTGCAAAGACACCGGCCCAAACATAGGCTCTTCCAGATTGTCAGACCGATAGGCGCGGTACTTGACCAAAGGCGGATTCGTCCGCAGCGTCCCAGCAGCACGGGCGCGGGCGATCTCTTCTGGCAGTATTTCTCCCAGGTCGCCCAGGGTCACCGTCAGGCCGAAATCGAGGTTTTCACGTTCTTCCAGCGGTTTCAGCCTCATCGGAACGTAGATGAAATTGACTTGCTCCCCGGTTTCCAGCTTTGCGGAAAAGCCGTTCCTGTAGGAGGACTGCAGCCGCCACACTTGCGAAAAGCTCTGCTGGCTGACTTCCAAGGTCTGAATCTCCGCCACGCTCGAAGGCGCACCAAAGAAGAAGTCGATGTATTCAGAAGAGGCGTCAGTCATTTGGCCAATCCACGTTGACTAGCTTTTCAAGAAGATTCATCATTCTCCGAATGTTCTCAACGCTTCCGTAGTAAGGAATCAGGTCGAGGATATGATCGTAGGGATCAGTCTCCGGATCTTCATATTTCGCCAGCGGATAAACCCACAGCGACGCCGACAAAGTGAAAACCGGGCCATTCTTTCCCGTCAGTCGAAACGTTCCGGCCTGGAAGGTCGCCTGATACCGCTCAACCTGTGCTGAGTCCAGCAGAAGATCTGCTTCGAAGCCCGCAAAGCCTGAACGCTTCTGACGGCGGTAGAAACTCTGTAGCAGCGAGTAGTCGTCCTCACGAACAATCCACTGCGCGTTCACCAGATAAGCGCCGCCAGGGATCCCCACGCGAGATCGCGGCGAGCCGCCATCCAAAGTTACTTGAATGATCCCGTCGCGGAAGTCCGCGGCATATCCCGCTTGAGTAGGGCAGATCGGCAATAGATCCATCATGACCGCCTACGTTGTACGTCTGTGCTGCGCCCTAATTGGCGGGAGGCTCGGCTGCTCGGATTGGCGATTTCCCTTTGCATCAAGCCAGGGGTCTCCGAGTAAACGACTTGCCGGGCGATAAGAGACATTTCATTCTGTCGCGCCTCAACGACTTCGATATCGACGCCTCGAGTCTCAATGTTGAGATTCATGCCGCCCATGCCCAGACCAGCCGGGCCACGATCAGGCCCAACGTAGCCCCCATCAGCGAAGCCGTTAAGTCGATCAAGAAATCCACGGCCAAGGCGCTTAGTGGCGTCGGCGTTCAGGACGTATTCGCCGCGGTGAACGATCCCAGCCACGTCATACTTGCCGCCAGGCCCGGTGTACCCGCCATCAGCTAGGAACATCAACCCACCACCCGCACCGGAGACGTCCGCAGCAGTAGCAGATCCGATCCCGCCGCCAGCACTACCGGCCATCCCGCTAAACAGGGCGCCAAATATCCCGCCAATTCCGCCGCCCGAGTCGAAATCCCCGAACAACTTCTTGGCGATCTGCGCGGCCAGAGCATCCGCCGCCATCTTCTGCAGCATCTGAAGGAAGGCTGAGCCGATGTTTTTAAAATTCCCCTGCATGATCTGGTACAGGCCGTCGCCAAGCGAGTTCTGAATTCCTCGGGCGGCTTCCTTGGCGAACTCGCCCATCTCGCCCGTGTCCTTCTCGAAATTCTGATTCAGCCGATCTACAGCATCCGAGAACTGATCCGCGTTAATCCAGCCTTGCTCCAAAGCGCTGGACAACTGCGTCAGTTGGGCGATGTACTGATCACCCTTGGCCTTTTCCGGATAAAGGTCGTTCATCAGCTTGGCGAACTCTTCCGCCTGCTTCTTAGAATCCTCGTACGCCTTGGTTTGTTCCTTGATGAAATCCAAGGTCTGCGCAGACGCCAGCGCCTCTTCCTGCTGAGCCTGCGTCTTGAACGACACAGAGCCGATCCGGATTTGCTCGAGCAGCTTTTCGTACTCGGTAAGCTTCCCCGTAAGAGCGATCTGCTGGTTCATCTGGTCGATGAGCTTCTGGCCCTGATCGACCTTCTCCTTAGCCTGCCTACCGGATCCGCCTGTCGGGGACACTCGAATAGGCGCTAGCGTCGGCGCATCAGCACCCGTTTCTCCAGTGCCCATGTACGCAGCGAACACATCGCGCTCCTGCGCGTTAGCCTTTCGTTCGGAAAAGGCGATTCTGTTCTGCAACTGCTGGCGTCGAGCAGCAATGTCGATGCCTTGGTTCTGTTCTTGCCCCGCCAGGACGCGCTTTTCAAACGCATCGAGGTCTTCCAGCTCTTTACGGTACTTGGCAGCGTTCTCCGCATGGCTATTGAATGGGTTCATCAACCCGTATGTCGTCAGCGCATCGGTAAAGCTGCCAGCCGCACGCATCCCTTCTGCGAAATCACCCGCCATGGTCACAAGCGCGCGTGAGATCTCAGCGAGCCAGCCGACGAAATCGGCAAAGGCCTGCTTGGCCTCAGGCGAGCCAAGAACGTCGGTCAGGTCGTTGATGCTGGCAGTCAAGCCGTTAACGCTGCCGTCATCGCCAGTCATCAGATCGTCAATCTGGTTCTGCAGCGCTTGAAGCGCACCGCCCAGGGTGCCTCGAGCCGCTTCGGCCGCGCCACCGTAAGCGGATTCCAGAGCATTAAGAATGATGCCTTGAGCTTCGGCAGTCTTGCCAGCCGCTTCCAGCTGCTCAACCAGCTTCTTCTGGTCTTCAGTAAAGCGAAAGCCTTGCTTGGAGAGCGCAGTCAGCCCCTGACTAGGAACGTCAAGCGCCTTGCCGATCGTTTCGGCGGATTGCTCTACTGACATGCCCAAGCGCGCAGACATGTCGATGACTGACTGCAGCGCCCTAGGAAACTCTTCGCCAACCACGCCGGTATAAGACAGCAGACGCGTCTGCGCCTGGTTGATATCGCCCTCACTGAAGATGCTGGCATTGGAAAGGCCAGAGGCCATCTTGTTCAGCTGGTCGAGGGAGTAACCGGCCGCTTGCCCCGTCGACTTTAGAACCGCAGCAAGTTGCGCTTGCTCGTTCTGTGCATTCTTCGTCTCTTCAATGAACTTACTGAAAACCGTGCCGACGCCGACACCGAACAGAGCGCCAGAGAGCAGCCCAGCAAACGCCTTGTTCACCCCATCGGCGGCGGACTGTGCCTGGCGTTCAATCTCCTTGAAGTTCTTCTGGGCCGCCCGGGACGCACGTTGCGCGTCCGTTTCGAACCCGCCTGTGCGCATGAGCAAATCAACCGTTATGCTCCCTGCCGTAGCCATTAGATTGCTCCCACCAACACAGTTTTTCTATACTTCGCGACCGTTTCCCGGTTGCAGCCGGTGGCGCGGGCTATTGCTGCATCGCTCGCTGACGGATCGGCGAGCAACGCCTCCGTAAGCCGCCTCCGACGGTCCGCAAACCTTGCATCGTTCGCCGCCCTTAAGGCCATACATACGTGTTCTGGGCGGGCCTTTCCCTTGAGCTTGTCCATGGGTCGGTTGTGCCCCATATGGGCGGCGCCAATCTTTCGGCGAACTTCATCGCTTAGCTTTCTGCCCAGCCCGTGCCCCTTCTTTGCGGCGGCAATTCTCGCCCGCTGCTCGGGGGTTCTCTTTTTTCCGATTAGGGCGCTACGACGCAACTCAATTTCCTCGGCGGATTGCTTTCGATGAAAACCAGACACGCCCTCTCCACCAGCCGTTAAGTTAGAGAGTTTCGTTCCCAGCAACCGATGGTGAGCGATCAACTCTTCCTCGACGAAATGTGCGAGTTCCTCACAATCGGTTTGAAACCTGATGCGAACCTCGAACCCGGTTTTTGCAACGATGTTTCGCCAGTACTGATTCCGGCTGGTTCGACGGAACGGCCGGTCTCCACTTCCTTTACCTACATAGAAGACCTGTCCCGTATCCGGACGAATATGTTCGTAGACACAAAATCCGGTTGTAGCCATTACTTATCCCGAGGTGAGAAGCCAAAGGCCTTCATGGTTCTGATATCCGCGTCCGTTGGGTCAGTGATGAAAGGTCGAGCCAGCCATTCGATCTTGTCGTTGATATCGCCACCGGAGGACATCGATTGCGAAATCAAAGCCGCGGGCCGGTAGTGAAGGTGGGTGTGGTCGAAGGGGAAACGACCATAGAAGTCGCGCCACCGCTCAAACTCGCGCTGTGACATGCTGCGCTGAAGCTCGGCGACTGTCCGGCCACCTAAGCTCAACGCCAGCGTGAACCACAACCACTCGTCACTCCCGGCCTCTATGCGTTTTTTTCGCCTTCACCCTCTTTCTTGACGCCGTTGACCTCCATCACCGTTGCGAAGATGGCCTGCATGACTTCAGGCTTCAGTTCGCAAGCGCGCTCGAAGGTGATCGCCTCGGAGCCATCTGCCTCGCAGAGACTGGCGGCAATCAGAATCGCCATCCCAGCGGCCTTTTCCTTCAGATCCTTAGACCGGATCGCCAGGGCATACTGGGTGAAGGCTGCACCGGAGTACTCCTTGAAGTAGAGCCGGTGCTTCTTACCATCGGACAGTTCGACGTCTCGGGGATGAACCCCGCCAGACACGAAGAAAGACGAATCGAGCATGCTTATGCCTTCCAGGTCGGGATAACGCGGCCCGAACGCTGCAGCGTCAGGGTGCCCTTCACGACGTCGTTCGAAGCGATGTCGATGTTTACGTCTGCGATGTAGGCGTAGAACATGAACGACGTGCGATCCGCGGGCGGCTGGATGCTGTCTGCCGAATTGAGCGTCGGCGCAGCAGTGCCGTCCGAGAGGCAGGCGATCCATTCCAGAGTCTCGCCTTCGTCCTTAAGGGCGAAGAGTTCTTGATGGCTGACAGCCATCGGTTTCAGGATGAACGGCACCGAGACCTGGCCGGGGTTACCGAGCCCTCGGACAAAACTGCGGTCGACGGTCTCGCTCAGGCAGGTATCGTCGATCTGGTCGGCGGCACCGCCCAAACCGCTGATGCCGGTGGGGCATTCCATCAAGACGAGGGTCGCGCCGCCAGAGTCCACCATACGCAGGTAGAGGGCGGTGCCTTGGCTCTTAACGCTTCCATTGCTCATTGCTGGCTCCAAAACAAAAAGCCCGCTCAAGGCGGGCTGTGTGAAAGTAGGTGGGGTTAACGGCTAGAGTTGATGAAATCGGCCTGAAGGCCAATGCGATACAACTTGGTGTCTGGGTCTCGGTGGTTGATGACGAGACGATTAGCGAACCCAGCGGCGTCCACCGCGTCGCGTACGGCTCTCGCCAGGGTTTCAACCTGGGTGTCGTCCATGGACCAGCAATCGATCTGCACGCTGTCAAAGTCTCCACACGGTGGGCCGCTGATTTGGTCATACGGCTGACCGCCTACCTCGAACCACGTCACGTACGGCTTGGCCGTATCCTGCGGCGCGGCACCGTGCCGGAAGATTCGGACGGGATCTCCGCCAACAATGGCAAGCACCGCTGGCGTCTTGAGAACTGGAAATACCTTGGGCAGCATGATTACTTCGCCCCTTTCTTGGCCAGATCAGCGACCGTCTTGTCGATTCGCTTCTTCAGGTCTTCTGTGATGACGCTGATCGCGCGCTCTCCGTTCTGGGTCACCGCAGGGCGCAACCAGGGACGCGCCGGCTGGTGTTCAGACCCATACTCCATCAGTTGCGCTGACTTCCGGACGGTTGGGATCCCTCCCCCGGTTTCTGGCTTACGCCCGGGGTACGCCTTCCGACGCACCCGCACCAAATAGCGCTCGCCCTTACCATCGGCTGGCGCTTTACCACGGCTGGAGATCACGTTTTGAAGCAGCAAGCCCGTCGACTCATCTCCGTTCTCAGCGATGACTGCGCGAAGGTTCTGGCGAGCGGCGTCACGGATCAGCCGTGCGCCTTTGGCTAGCGCCAGCTTCACAGGGCCACCGCGCTTCGATACAACTTCGGGCGGAAGGCTCTTCAGCAGATCCAGCACGCCATCGACACCCGTGAGCTTGACATCTACCTTCATTTGATTCTCATGAAGGCGTAGCTGCGGATGCCTTCTCGTCCAAGCTCGGTCTCGGCGTCATTATGCTCCATACACGCGAACCCTTGCGCCTTCATCCAATCCACCAAGCCGCGGTGCGAAAAGTACCAAATGTGTTCGCCCGGCTTGTAATGACGGCTGCCAGGCACACCATCACCCTCTTCGAAGATGGGAATAGCAATGAACGCCCATTCACGGACCTGAGCCAACAGCGCGGCGGGATCCGGGATGTGTTCCAGGCTGTCCCAGCAGGTAATTGCGTCGACAGGACGTGCATAGGGATCGCAAAACGCTTCACGTTCCCTCAGCCAGTCGTTGGCCTCGGCGTTGACGTCGTAGCCCTGCGCCGCGGCATACTCAACAAACCGCCCGCCACCGATCCCGATATCTACGACCTGGCCGGCGTAGTGGCGCCGAACCAGGGCCAGACGTGCTTCGGTCAGCAACTCACCCATCGGCGAAGCGTCACGCTGGCGGAATTCCTCCCAGTAGCTCGTCGTGTAGTCCATGGCAGGGCGGGGATGGAACCCCATGCCACGCTCAGGCCACCAGATCAGGGAGTCTTCGTAGCCAGTCGGCAAAGTCACTCGCATGGTTCTTGATTCGCTTGTCGCAGTTATGTTGTCTCTGCCGGCAGCGGCAAAAGTTGTCCGGGACCGAGAACCGAATAGGGCTCAGGTCCATGTACTTCTCGTCTGTGATCAGTTCCGGAGCGTTGAACCCGCCCTGCCCGCCGCATATCACCCAAGCGGGGGTTTTCATTGCTATGGCGGCCGGCAGAATCCATCCAATGCCGCCAATCACCGCTGCAGCGTTCCGCACCAGCGCCATTAGCTGGCGCACGTTGAACTCTCCAGCGTGGTACACCTCGTCAGCTGGCGGCAACTGGCCAACCGCCCATTCTTTCCCTGGCTCCAGGTCCGCCACGGATACAACCCGGTAACCCGCAGACCGAGCCATTTCAGCCGCCTCGGCGATGTACATGGTCAGCGGGTTACGCGCTTCCGCGACCCATTCTGCCCGTACCGTCGCAGGCCGGACCACGATGTACCGCCCTGCAATTGGTGACGGGCCGAAATCAGGCAGATCAAACGACCCAGGCGCCACGCCGAAGCATCGACGCATCCCGGTCACAATCCCCGCCGTTCCGTACTGCACCGTCACCACGGATTCCCTGGGAGGCGCTTCCCAGCGCGAAGCCTGCTGCAGCGCCATGTTCTTGGCTTGCGTGCGCAGGGAAGTTTCAGCTTTAACGAACTTCACCCCTGGCAGGTCTTCGTACAGCTCCGGCCATGGCGTCTCCAGGTACACCGGCCCCTGCAGCCGCTTCACGAAGGCTCGCTGGTAGATGTTGTCTCCCAGACCCTTCATGCCCCGTACTATCAAACCGCCTCCATGGGGAAGCAGTCCAACGCCGACCCTGGCGTACAGTTAACAACCTCGACCTTCGGGTTGGCACGCGCCCAGTCCCGGAACTGCTGCAGGTGAACCGCTCGCCGGTAGGGCTTCGTGTTGACCAACCCGTTCGTGTATTCGCCGAAGTAATGCGACCCGTGCATGTCGAATCCGTACAGCCGGATACGGCTAGCGCCCAGATTCACGGCCACCTGCAGAGCCAGAACACCACTCGCCCATTGCGTATTGCCGGGGCGGCACCGCTCAACCCCGGGTAACTCACTGCTCGAAAACCTTCGCCCTGCAAAATTCACTGCCTCTGGGTAAGCGCGCCACCAAGCCCGGTCATTCGCGGCCAGGAAGTCAGCCCACGGGGCCAGCTCAAAAACATTGCTGACCACACCGACGCGCTCACCGCGCATGGATTCGGCCAGGTCATGGCTCATGCTCGGACCCGGCGCCAACAGCACAAACTCCAAATCAGCCCTCGTTCACGCCGGCCGCGACCGGAAGGGTGATGTATTCCAGCCCGCTATCCTTGTCGGCAAGCACGCCTCGGATGTTGTAAACCGTGCCACGATGGATGATTCGATCGGTGGCCAGAATGTCACGGGTGCGGATCGTGATGCGCGCCGTCACCTCAGCCTGTCCCGCAGCCGACTGAACAAATTCCCGAGCGGAAAGCGGCTCAACAGCAGCCCAGACTTTGGCGATTTCCGTCCACGTCTCAGCAATCGCGCCAGTAACCGGATCTTGGGTACGCGCGATGCGCTCAATCGAGACTCGGTGGCGCAGGCGCCCAGCCTCCAGACTCATCGCACCGTACTCTTGCGCAGGCCGGACAGAAGGCTGGTGGCTCCAGCGCCTAGGACATAGCCGTGCCCCCAATGCGCCGGGACTGCACCCGCATCCGAGCCATCCCGATATCGATACTGCTGGGCGAGTTCCACCAGAACCGCGGCCTTCACCGCATAGCTAGGGATCGGATCGCCGTTGGAGTCCTCGGCCGGGATTGGATTACCGGCGCTGTCGACGTCGCCGGACGGCTCATAGGCGCGCCACGAGTCCTTCAGCCAAGTAAATACCGCGCTCTCGACCGCAGGAATCCACGTAACAAACCATGGATCGTCATCCGACGAATCAACCCGCAGATGCATCCGAGCTTCCTCGATGCTAACGAGGCTCATGCCTGATCCTTCAGCTTGATAGGGGCTTCAGGCGTGGCATCCTTGCCTTTCGGGCCACGCTCACCATCCCGCCCCTTACGAGCGGCGATTACCCAGTCTTCACCAGCCGTTTCAGGCTTGGCAGGCGTGTCCTTCTTGGCGATCCACAGCGAACCATCATGGACCCACGCCTCACCAGCCTTAGCTTTCGTGCCTTCCCGCCAGTAGCCACCAGGACGAATACCGCCTGCAGGATAGCGGATCTCCTTCACTCGGCCGGCGCAGGACGCCTTGATCCGAACCTCGTGAGTTTCGTCCAGGTATTCCAGCTCGAACGCCTCCAAACCAAGACCGTCCACGCCGTCTTTACCATCACTGCCGTCGCGCCCATTCGAGCCGACCACCGGCCCAAGATTCTTCACCTCTCCATTGCTCATCGTGACAAGCAATGCGCCCTCGCGATCGATCATCGCTCCGGCCATCCCAAGTCCGTCTGCGCCCTTCTGACCGTCTTCACCCTTAGCGCCGGGCTCGCCGTCCTTCCCATCCGCCCCATCCTTGCCATGCACGACCGGGATGGACTTCACGGCCTCGTCGATCATCTTCTTGACAGCTTCCATGTCGCAATCCCTGCCGTCGCGGCCATCGGTGCCGTCTTTGCCGGCCAGGGGTTGCGGCAGCTCGGCGAGTTGGGCTTTCAAGCGCGCAATCTCGTCCTTGAGCGGCTGCACGGCCTTGATGATCGCGTCGCCCATGGCTTGGCCGAACAGTTCAGGGTCAAACGACATAGGTAGGCTCCAGGGCTTTCTTCATTGCGGCGATAGCCTTGTGGGTACCTGCAAAGGCGCGCAATTCTTCTAAATCAGGATCCGGCTCGGGTGCAGGAGCGGGCGCGGCGGCGGGTTGCATGGCCGGATCCCACTCTTTACGGTCAGCAAGCATGCCCAGCGGATAGTCCTGGTTTTGACCCCACAGCGTGTCACCGCCAGCAGTCGGCGCCAGGTTGAACGGGCGACGGCCCTCATCAGGCGTCTTGATCATGCCGCCAACAAGCTTCGTATTGATTTCGGCCTTCTTGGCTTCATCCATCCGCAACAGCGGCTCTGTATCCAACTCAATTCCCAGCGGGCGGATAACCTTCAGACCATCGTCCAGCAGGTCTTCCATGTGCTGAATGGGAGCCTGCAGCGCATCGCTGTAGTACATGAGGTTCACGCCGTCGACGCCAAGCCCGGAGGGGATGGTTCCGATCCCGACCTTGAACGGCGGAATCCCGAACGGCTGGCAGATTTGCTCGTCGCTGTAGCGCATCTGCTCAATCATCTGGGCGTCGATACTCTTCATGGCGAACGGGGTGAACTTCATGTCCGCGCCGATGATGGCCACCTTGCCAGACTTTCCTTCCGAGAATTCCTTGTTCCAGTAGTCCTGGACGGCCTTTGCGTCGTCTTCGGACATGCCGGCCGGAGCAGTCAAGAGACCGCCAGGCTGCGCATTGTTTGCGAAGAACTCCGTTGCTGAGCGCATGATCTTCATGTTCTTCAGCGCCGGCCAGTGGGCCGCGGCAAGCGGCGGGACACCGATCAGAGGGTGGTGAACCGTCATGCAGCGGTCGTGGATGATCTCGCTGGCCGGAACAATCAGATTCTCCGCTGGGTAGCCCTCAGGTAGGCTGTTCAGTTTGTCGGTCTGCAGCTGGTAGAACACCGCACCCGAATCCGACACCATCGGCAACACGCGCTCTGGATCCAGCACGTACAGTTCCGTCACCACCCCGCGACCGTCACGACGCTTGAGAATGTAGGCGTTGCCTTGGATCAGCTTGGTGATGATCCAGTACTCACGGAACTGGGCAGGCGTCTGAAACCCGTTTGGCTTGCGAAGCACCGGGTCATACGCCGGATTGCTGACTTCGGTCCACACGCCGTTAGCATCTCGGCTACGTAGCGAAAACGGCAGCTTCCCGATGTCCGACGAGATGCGGTAAATGCACGCATACAGCGTCGGATAGGTGATCAGGTCGCCCTGCTTTTCCTCAATGTTCCGCTGCCAGGCGCCAGCAAACGGCTCGCTGATGATCCGCCACGCATTGCGCCACGTTCCGCCAACGGTCTCCATCGCCTTCTGACGCCCGAAGGTGAACCCTAGGATCTTCACTCGGCGGCCTCTCGCAGGGCCGCGCGCACCTTGTCCGCACCGGCCTTGTGATGCACCTTCACGCCGCGCTCACGGGCAAGCTCGTGCAGAGCGTCACCGTCCAGGGAATCCAGGTCGACGTCCTTATTCTCGGCAACGGGGGCAACGACAGCAACGGGACGAGCTGCCGCCATGTCTCGGGTCAGGTAGGTGCCCTTTCCCAGGCGCTGCAGCAGTTCGGCATCCCGAGCAGACAGCATCCGTTCACGCCCGTTTTTGTAGGTGAAGGTCACTTTTTGCATGTCAGTCCTTTCGTCTTGCAGAAGGGGCCTCCCTTCGGAAGCCCCTTGAACCTGACGGCTGATTAGACGCAGGGGTTCCAGTTCGCATTCGCCCAGACGACCGCTTGCGGGCGGCGCTTGGCGAAGTTGATGAAGCGTTCGACCAGGAAGGCCACGCTGTTGGTCTGGAACATCGACACCACTTGCGCCGCGGTGGGCGTGGTGCTGTTCATGGTCGGCGCATCGTCCATCACCAGGGAGGCCTGGTCGGACATCGACACCTGCACGCCGCCTTCGTCACCGAGGAAGATCTCGTCGCCCTTGATCAGCATCACCACCGAACCACTCGAATCGGTCGGGATGTACTGGGACGTGAAGACCGGCAGGCCCATGAAAGTGCCACCCGTGGGGGTGACGCCCGGGAAAGCCGGGGCGCCCATGGCGTTGACCGCCGACGACAGGTCGATGGCGACGGTTTCCGGCATGACCCAGAACGCACCCGCCACGCTCAGGTTGTCGCCAACCAGTTCCTTGAGCATCGCAGCGGCGTCGCAGCGGATGCCTTCGACGCTGCCGTCACCGGTCAGGGTCAGGGGCGTCACGCCGTTGCGGATGCCGGCCGGGGTGGAACCAGACACTGCGGCCGAAGCGCTCACGAACGTGCCGTCGATGGCGGCGTTGACCGAGCGGGCCAGTTCGTCACGGATCAGTGCGTCGGCAGCCACCGAAGCGCGATTCAGGAGTTCCTTCGTGGCGGCAGCGATTGCAGCGACCTTCAGGGGCTCCAGCTTGGTCTTCGTGTAGGTCCACTGCGTCAGCGGCTTGGCGGCACCTTCAGCGGTCCACTTTGCCGCGCCGGCCGAACCCTGGATCATCACGGGGGTGTCGAACGGCAGGCGGCGCAGGCGATCGCTGATCTGGCCGACCACCGAACGGGCGCGCAGGTATTCCACGAAGTCGGCGAAGTAGCCACCGCCTTCGAGGATCAAATTTCCCGCCCACGTGGCGTTGCCACTGTTCGCAGCAGGAACCGCGGCCTTCGTGAACGACTTGACCAGGGCCTCGTCGTCCGGATAGATCGACTTGGCGATCTGCGCCGGGTCCATGTGCTCGATGTGGGCGATAGCCTTCACACGGGCCACACGGGCAAAACCCATGCCGGGTTCCAGCTTTTCCGTGTTCTTCACCTGCACAGCCAGTCGGTCAGCACCGCCAACGGCGATCTTTTCCGACTTCTCCTTGCCGTCGATGGGCTTCGCGGACGCCTTGTCAGCTTTCTCGATGTCGGCCAGGCGCGAGTAGCGGGCGATGTCATCGTCCAGGCGCTTGATCTCGCCTTGCAGCGTGTCGAACTGCTCGGCTTCACCCGAATCCATGGAGCGGGACTCGTCGGCAGCCTTACGGGCGATGGATTTGGATTCTTCGACCTTGGCAACACGAGTGGCCTGCAGGTCAGCAACTTGCTCAGCAAACGTCTTCATGACGTCTCCTTCAAATGAAAAAACCGCCACTTGGGCGGTTCAGATGTCAGAAAGCCGCCTCGCGGGCGGCTCGTTTAGGGCTGATCAGTGCGGCCGGCGTGCAACGGCAGGCGGCGGATCAAAAGTCAGGCGCGGACCAGTCGGACGGCGCCGTTAAGATTTGCGGATTGTTCAGTGCTCTTGATGAGAGCCACAGGACGGTTAGTCAGAATTCGGCGATCCAAGGATTTGATCGCCTGGATCGTCGCCGAGGCGTTGGCTGGCACCGTGACAGCGCTCAGCTCATAGATTTCGTATTCGCGAAAACGGATGCCTCCTTCGCTCATGTAGTCAAAGGCGGTCGGATTGAAGCCAATGGACGTCCCTTTCACCAAGCGCGCCTTGATGGCCTGCCATGCCATGTCAACGATGTCCTTCAGCGGACCTGGCTCAACGATCTTTGCGACGCTCGCAACGAACCCGATACCGGACTTCGTGGGCGCGCTGAGCCTCGCTTCACCAATGGGCATATCGTGCCGATGCTGCCAAAGCAGAGGGATAACCGGTGCGAACTTGGCACCGAGCGGCTCAACAATGTCTCCGCTGCGATCCGGCTCGGGTGTGGTCGCAATCCCCGAGATCTCGCGCTTTTCCTCGTCGATTGCCTTGATTTCCAGGAGGCTGTAGGCTCGGTTCGTCATTTTTTGGATTGCTCCATCTTGGCGAGCCTGGCTTGAGCCTTCTCGCACATCCTTGTCATGCCGCGCCGACACAGCCACGCAACCAGTTTCCGTTGCCGGTTAATGCAGCCTTGGCACATGTCAGCCTGCCGTTGCCAAAATAAGTCGTCGGGTTGGCGCCTGCTCTTGAGGCATAGCCGCCACGGCCATCGCCAGCGAAACCATGCCGTCAATCCGGCCAGACGATTTCGCCTTCGTGAACTTCCGATTTCCTGCCGGATCCTGGACGACGGCGGCGTTCATCGCGCACATCGTCAGCACCGGGTGTTCGCCGTGCTTCAGCTTCGCGCCCAGCAGCCGGGCTTCCAGTTCGCGCAGCGCCGGGCTCATCGACATGAAGCCCTGCCCAAACTCAACGAACTTTGCCAACTCGTCATCCGTAAACCCGACCCGCGTGAGCCAGGGCTTCAGGAACCGCATCATGGCCCGGTCAAAAGCCAGGGCCACGACGTTGCAAGTGTCGAACACCTTGCGCAACTCGTGAGCGATGAACTCGTATTCAATCGCCCGGCCCGGCGTCGTCAACAGCAGACCCTGCTCGGCCCACACGTCGTATGGAACTCGGTCGTTGCGGGACTTCTCGGCTAACCCTTCCTCGGGCAGCCAGAATCGCGGGTGGACGTCACCGTCATCCGAAACCATCACCAGGGCCGTCAAGTCCGACACGCTGGACAAATCCAACCCGCCGTACACCGTCTTACCTTCCAGCGGCTCCGGCTGAGTGCCGTTTTCTTCCCAGATCGCCCGGGACACAAACGGGTTATGAGCCTCCACCCGCTGATTCAGGATCAGGTTCCGGTAGGAGTTTTCCCGGCTGGGCATGCGCTTGGCGTCTGCCGCCTGGCGCCGCACCTCGTCCTGATTCATGAAGTCATCAAAGTGCGGGTTCGCCGCCCTGATCGCTTCGTCCGAAAACGGCTCCAGTTCCATCGGTGCCGTGTGCAGAACCACCTTCTGCCGCGGATCCGCACCGGTCAGCGCATCGTCGATCAGCAGACTAAGCAAGTCCGCGTCGGTCGGTGCCTGCGTGCTGATTACGATGGACAGCGGCGAATCCTGCGCTGCGCTTGCCGTCTCCAGCGCCTCGTACAGCTCAAACCTTGGACCGCGCACCTGGCCCAGCTCGTCGTGGATCGTGAAGGCGGGACTAAGACCGTATGCGGTACTGGCTTCAGCCGACAGCGCCCGGTACAACGTTCCCATCTCCGTGCAAAACAACTGCTTGGCCGTGTCCCGGATCAGCACGTACTCCGACAGATCTGGCGACATGCGTACGACCTTAGCCGCCAGGGCGAACAGGATTGCTGCCTGCTCCCGAGACTGCGCCGCGCTGTAAAGCTGACTGTTCGGCTTTGCCTCAGGCCCGCACAAGTGCAGTAGAAGGAGGAACGCCGATAGCGCCGTCTTGGCGTTCTTCCGAGCCATGCTCAGGATGAACAGCCGCGTCGGCGTGTCGTAAATCTGTTTAATCCAGCCGCGCTGATGCTTGGTCAGCTTGACGGGCTTGCCTACTAGCTTCCCTTCTGGAATTCTGCAATATTGCTGAATCCAGGCGATGTTCCGGTCTCCCCTCGTCAAAGCAGGCTGACGCGTCGAGCCTTTTTGGCGTTGTTTTCTTTCGCCCACAAGGGCCTCAGATTGGAGAGTTGATTCAGTGCCACAACGTCGTCAATAGTCCGAGCTTCGGAAGACGGAACGATGTGATCGATCTCCCATTCAGAAATGTTGTGCCACCCCATTCCCTCAGTAAACTGCCGCTCCATGTGCGCGACGAACTCGGCCACCGTATAGCCAAGTTGCTCAAACGTTGGAGAAGACTTCGAGGCGCCTACACGCTTCAGTGCATGCCTATGCAAGCCACTAAGGCGAGCCTGCATTGCATGTGTCTCGCTAGACTTCCGTTTCTCCCGCTGCAATGCAGCGCTTCTTCGCTTGTTCTCGATCTTCTTCTGAACGGGCAGAGCCTTTGCCTTTTGGGTTTCGGCTGCCACGTCACGCTGCAGGCACCCGCAAGACTTCGTTCGATGCGGCGACGCGGTACGCGTTGTCACTCCGCAATCGCATATAGCTTCCCAGATGTGGTGCTTATGAGCGTCCAGGCCGAGGTGACGCAGAAAGACTAAACGCCCATTCCGTTGTCCGGTTCGATCTAGGAAGCGGCAACCCTTCCCGGTTACCGGGTCAGTGACTTTCATCACCCACTTCCACCAGTTCCCAAGGTTTCCGTGCCTTCGCCTTGCCACCACCACGCCCAGCAGTCTCAGGATGGACGACGGCTTGCCGGGTAATGCGCAACCGAGTCGCCAACGAAGACGCCGCCCGGCCTTCCCGCTCTTGCATACCCAGCAACTTGTCGTACCGCTTCAAGCCGTCATCATCGGCCAGCCAAGCGCGGTCAAAGTTCATGATCTCGTCAGCTATCAAGCGGGCCTGGACAACGTGGCGACAGTACTGTTCCAGCAGGGGGATGTGCGTGGGTGAGAAGGCAGATGCGGGCTGGTCATTGACCAGTTCCGACCAGACCGCTCGTTCGGCGTCCGTGATGTGCGCAGGCGCAACCAAGCGGCTTTCGCTAGAAATGGACGCAACTAGGGCCGGGGCCAGGACTTCAGCCTCCGACTTCCTGCCACGTGCTCCCATTTCCTTACCTTTCCGATTTAGCTTTTTTGTACGTGTTTATGAAAAAGAAGTTGAGCGGCCGGCCGTGGTTTTTGAGCCTGTCCCCGATTTGGGCCAGCCCCCCCAGTGTCATGCGCCCAGCCCCAGGCCTAGCTGACCCATCGAGCGGGCGCCTTTGGCTAGGTTGCAGCGTCGACACGCACAGGCCACATTGCCCCATGTGTGGGAGCCGCCATCCGCAAGGGTCACTATGTGGTCAAGCTCAGGCGCTTGCATCTGACTTGTCCCTCGCAATCCCCGCGGCGTCTTCTCGCCACACAGGTGACACTTCCACCTATCCCTTTCAAACACTTTGATCGGGTCGATGGTCTCAGCTTGGATCGCAACCCTCGCCCTGCGCACCGTCTTGTATCGCTTCTTCGCCGCCCGACGCGACCTCTTCCAGGAATCGGTCTGCTCGTATCTGGCTCTCGCCTTTCTTGCTCTGGACTTCTTGCATTCGTCACTGCAAACCGACTGACGCAGCTCAGCGACAAAGCCCATGCCACATTCCGGGCATGCGCGATGGCGGGTGGCGAGCCATGCTTCTCTCTTCGCCTTAGCCGCCGCGGCTGCCCTTTCCTGCTTCCTCGCTCTCCTGCCTATGTCCTTAATGGCCATCACCTCACGGGAGACCAAAGACGCCCTGACGAAAGAGCACTCACGAGAGCAGTACTTCCCAGCATCCGACGCACCACCACGCACTCGCCTGTACTTCTCTGTGAAGCAATGCTGGCATACGACCAGCTTCAGCTTATGCGGTGTGCGCTGCCGTTCACGCTTGGGCTTGCACTCAGCGCCGCAGTACTTCCGGGGATGGTTGCTCACCTTCCCGGTCTTTGTCAGATTGGGAAAGATTGCAGCCGCGCAACCCAGACACCTATAATTCAACGCAGCCAAGGCCAACTCCTATCGTTGGTTCAAAGCAAGAAGCCCCTGCACCGCGCTAACGGTCAGGGGCTTCGTCATTCAGTACTCTTAGCTCTCTATCGGGTAGCCGTCCGTACCTATCTGGACTATTCGCCGCCCAGACTTTTCCATTCGTTGTTTGTCAGAGTTATGGTGATTGGCGCATAGGCTCTGAAAAGGGCCAGACCAAAATTTGACCGGATCGCCCTTGTGCGGCTCGATGTGATCGCACACCTTTGCCTCTGTCACTCTTCCCTCTGCCTGGCACATCACGCAGAGCGGATTCGCTCTTAGGTGTCGTTCCCTTAGCTTCTGCCAGCGCCAGGTCTTGTACCAAGCACTCCAGGGTTGGCTACTCATAGCGGCTGGGAATCGTCCCGCTCGCCGCCTACTGCCTCTCCATCCAGCGTGTATTCCTGCTGGCCTTCTTCGCCTTCTTCCGCAAGCGATTCAACCAGCGTGGTCAACAGGGACTCGATGCGGTCAAGCTGCTCATCCCGGCCCAGCACACTGAGACTGGCCCCATCAGACAGCACCACCAACTTACCCGGCAGGCCTTCCGCGGCCCAGTATTGCTTGATCTGCTCGACCTGTTCACCGCTCGCGGGTCCAGGAAGGGAGAGCACAACGATATCTTGCCCGTCTACCTGAAGGGATTGACGCGCCATATCAGTCATGCGGCTTCCGGGATGGGCTTCTTGATGACAAACCGGAAGGCAGGCTCATCTTCTGGGTAGAACATATCCAAAAGGAACCCTTCGATCATGTGGGCCAGCGTCATCAAGTACTCAAACGGCGCCCATTTGGTGGCCACACGGAACTCGCCGTGAGGATCGCCGATCCATACCGGGATACCGTAGTAATTGCCGTGATGGGTAAAGCCGTCTTGCTTGGCCTCCCGTTCGGTCATGTACCCCAGCATCGCAAGCTCCAAAGCAAAAAGCCCCGGCGAATGCCGAGGCTTGTGTTTACTGCGGACGCAACTTGGGCGTCTTGGCTACAGATCGTAGTGAGCTAGGTCAGCGATTGCAACCCCCTACGCAATCACCTTGATCATGTCTCGCTTACGCAACATTGGCAGCAATTGCTCCTTGGCCGTCTGATAACGCTGATGCTGTTCATCTGGGCTGCAGCGGGGGTTGCGGAATACCTGATTCGGCACATCCTTGTTGCGCATGCTGATCCCGACAGCGGCGCGCAGGTCAACCGGCAGCGTACTCAGGCACACGTCCACCTGTTCCGCCACATACCGGTTCAGCTTCGCGTCGGTGTCGTCGTCATCCCCATAGGCGTCCATGTCGGACACGCCTTGGAAACCTGGAGCCACCCGGCTATGCCCAAGATGCTCCCGATGCGCCTTAGCCCAGTGGTACCAGGTCATGAGCAGTTCTTCCAGTTGTTCGCTTTCGTCTTTCGTCATGTGATCCTCGCTGAATAGCTGCTCCAATCCTTGTCTTGCGATCTCCTGCCGACTTAGCCGGGGCTTCTGTGGTCGACGGCGATATTCCTCCAGGCGTTCGCACACTAATGCTGGGTCGCCCATCGCCCACTTCGGCAGGAGCGCGCCCATTACGCAAACTCCGGGCTGTATTGAACCCTGCTGCTCATGCTCACAGGGGTAGGCATCCGCATGGCCTGCAGCCTCGCCGCGGCATTCCTCATCGTGCTGTCCAAGGTGTAGGGTCGACCACTGGCAAACGCCAGCTTGCCGGGTACTACCTCATTCGGCTTGAAAGCCACCCAGGCCCGGATCACCACCATTGGGTCGCCAGAATCGAGGCTGGGTTCGATCTGCCGAATGGCGGCGGCAATGCCTTCCGCCCGGCGCGCTGTCTTGTCCAGGATGACGCCGTACTCAGTCTTCAGGCGTTCAAGGGCTGCGGTGCGCATTTGCTTGTTCGCGTCTTCGAGTGTTCTTGGGAGTGCCATGCTCAGAATTCCTCAATTTGCCAGCCGCCACCGTCCTTCTTGGCGCGGGCCTTGATTGCCACGAAACGCACCGGGTACATGTCCGATGCAACCTTGATCTTTACCTTGGCGTCGTCTTGCCAAAACCCTTTCACCTCATGGGCCTCTAGCTGGCCGTCCGGCTTCATGACCATGAAATCCGGGGTGTAGAACGTGTTGTCAGCTAGCCGGAACTTCATCCCCTCAAACTTGTGCCAGAGGATTCCGCCCACGGCTTGGAGCTGGCCCAGGTACTCGGCGTAAGCCTGCTCCGACTTATTCATCTGTCCGGTCTTAAGGCGACCTGCTGCGAAGGAGCGATTCATGCTGCACCTACTTGCGCTCGCAGCACGCGGAAAGGATCGAACTGACCGGGAACGTAGCTCGAGCGCAATGCCGTGATAGATCGCTCATTAGCCTTCATCTGAGCATCGCGCTCCGTGCTGCGTAAGACTCGCTCCGGTACTTCCAGATCCAGCATGGGCACCCAACTGAAAGCATTCGCTCTTGAATTGCCAACACCTCTGAACTCCCCAGTGCGTATGGCAAAGCCTGCTTCCTCCATGCGGTAAAGCGTCTTGTTGGCCAGACCCACATCGAGGTGAAGCTCTTCGGCCAGCTCGCGTCCGGTCTTTGGCCCGTGATCACGCAAGTGCTTGATGACAATCGGACCGTACCTATCCTGTCCTGAGAATTTCATGATTTGCCCCTTAGACCCTGGTCGCCTAATCGGCGCCCGTGTTTTCCAACCGACCACCCATCTGGACTATCAGCGACCGAAACGGGTTATCCATTTGGGAGGCCATAGCGTCCAGCGCCCTCTTGCGGCGATAGCACAGGTACTGACGAGCTGTGCGTTCCTTAAGCGTCTGGCGCCCCATCGCTCGGTTCTTCCCTGAGCCAAGCCGGTAGAACGGATGCCGCAAACCCTGGCGCTTAGGCAGTCCCCACCCGCAGATGTGGATCTCGTCCGCCTCCAGAAGGCGGCGCAGGTTGTACTGAACCGTGGAAGCGACCGCTTCCAGTTCTTCGGCCAGTTCCGCCAGGCTCATATCGCCGTTGGCGAGCGCCGCCAAGATTGCGGGTCGAGTGTTGTTGACTGGAGCCATCACGCAACCCTCCGATACGAGGGCCAGTCGAACACGACCATGCGGCCTCCACCCTCACGCATCCGATCAATCACACGCTCGCCAATGAATTCGGCCAGCGCGTCCTTGGCAAGGTTGCTCAGCAGGATCGTGGGCTTCATGTCCTCGTAGCGTCCATTGATGATCTCGAACAGGTACATCTTTTCCGTATCGGTTCCGAACTGGACGCCTACCTCATCGAGAACCAGAAGGTCCGGCTGCACCAATGCCCGGATGGCTTCGGCCTCAGTCTGCTCAGCCCCCTTCCGAAAAGTCTCCTTGATCGAACGGATTGCAGTCAGGACCGACGTAAAGACCGCCACCTTGTCCTTGGCGATGATTTCGTGGCAGATACCCACGGCAAGGTGCGTCTTCCCGGCGCCGACCCCTCCGCAGAAGATCAGGCTTCTACCGGACTTCTGGCATTCCTCGAAATCATCAGCAAACTGCTGCGCGACCTGCAGCGCCTTAGCGGGACCTGCAGCGTGCGGCACAAAGTTCGACAAACGGCGATCAGCGAAGCGCGGCGGAATTGCAGCCTTGCCCAGCAGATAGTCGGCTCGACGTTGCCGGTATTCGCGCACCGTGGCCTCTTGCTGAGCAGCGCGCTCTCGCTCGATCTGCTCCTCGGCACATACCGGGCAATGCGGACCGCCACCGAGCGTGTAGCCGTCGAAATCGCCATGCGTTTCGCAGTGGCCCTTGGCCGGAGTGAGGCTAGAAAGTGCCATCCGCTGCCACCCCGGCGTGGTAGTCCTGCAAGCTGAAGTTTCCATGTGCTGATTTCCTCGCGGAAGAAAAGCCCGGCGTGGGTTTGGCAGACCGGCCAAGCCAGCCCACCACGAATTTCCCCATGCCGCGGCGAGTTTTCAGGTTCTGAGGGGATGCACGCAGCCAGACACGAGCCTTTGCCAGCTCGCCACGTACATCCACTCCGGGGTAGGCAGCACTCCACTCAGCCACCAGGTCTTCAGTGATCTCGAACTCGGAGCCGTCTTTGACCGGAAGGGCAATGACGGGAGGCGGAGTCGGGACAAGGGCAAGCTTGACGCTTTGCTCGCCGCAGGAATCTGCGTTAGCAGATTCATTTTGTTGGTTGTCTTTTGGAAGGTTGTCTTTTGTGTGTCCGAGATTCGGACTATCGACCTGTCCGGATTCCGGACTAGCAGATGCACGAATTTCGTTCACCTGTCCAAGATTCGGACTAGTCCGGGATTCGTTCACCTGTCCGGATTTCGGACTAGAGATCCAACGCGAATAGTCTTTGTTGATGCCGACCAGCGAGCCATACCTTCCCGGCCTCTTGCTGATGACTCCCATCGCGGCCAACTCATTAAGGGCCGTCGTGATGTGCTGGCGCTTCATATCGCCCAGCAGCGCGCCAATTTGCGAAGCAGAAAGGTCATCTTCCTTCTTTCCATACCCATAGGTCTTGCGCAGGACGGCGAGCAGGACACGCAATGTGGTCTGCTTGAACGGAAAGGCCATGATTGCCTCGAACAACTCGTTGGCAATCTTGATGTGGCCGTCCTCGACCTGCGGAGACTTGGGCATAGCGTTCACACAACCTCCAACATCCCAGCGGCGGCAAGCGCGCCGTCAGGCACCTCTCCGCCCTGCGATTGAATCTGCTCGATGCACCACACCAACAGGTCCATCTGCTTTCCATAGCGCGTCTCGAACATCGCCTTGTGCGGGTGGATAGCGATAGCCAGGCCGTCGTCCTGGTGGTGACTTCCGCACAGCGGCAGAACCTTCCAATGCGCGTCAGGCTTCGTCCGGCCGTCGATGTGGTGGATCGACACGTAGTCGTTGAAGATTCCGTCCATACGGCACGCAACGCAGCCAATGCGTCTAGCGATCTGGTCATGGAATGCTTTCTGAGCCGTCGACACCGACGAGCCCTTCATGCCCTTCGACTTCATGGGCTGGCTGCGACGAGCGATGGCGCCACGGGCGCGCAACGGCGTGCTGCGCTTGAGGGTGGAATTCCAGGTCATGCTGCCTCCACTTCCAGATGAACGCCGCGGCTCGAAAAGTCGTCACGGACGGCTTCGGCGTACTTGGTCAGTTGCTTGGTGGTCATGCGGGAAGTGACGGGGAAGACGCGCATCACGAGCAGCTTTTGCTCGTACGAAAGGCCTTTGATGGCGCCGTCATACGCTGCGCGGAACTCTTCATCTTCAGCGCGCAGGATCGGAACGCCGTGATGCAGCTTGCAGTAGCACTTCCAGCCCAGCGCGTCGTCTTCCGGCAGAGCCAGCGAGATTTCCTCGTACCAGGCGTGGGAAAAGGCGTTCTGCGACTTCGAACGAGTCTTCGCCTTGATCTCTACCTTGTAGCCATGCGGCGCATGAACGCACGCATGCGCCGCATTGCGACGAGCCAAAGGGGTAGACAGGTAGAAGACCTGGGTTTCCATTACGCCCTCGACACGTTGCGAGCGCCGCGATATCCCATCACGGCCAGGTCCATGAAGAATGTGTACAGCTCATCCTTCTCCTTTTGGCACAGCTCGCCATCTGAAGAGGCCTCAATCGTCGACGAGGCCAGCTTTCCAGCCAGGACGGAAACGCGCATGACCTTCTCTTGAATCGCCTTGAGTTCGTCGGGCCAGCCACCTTCCGGCGCGGGAGGCACGTCCAGCACGGCGAGACCATGGCGGCCGATGGAATGAGCCTCCACCCAGTCACGGGCGTACTCAGCACCACCGGCCTTTTCTTCCATCCATTCGCTCAGCAAGTCAGCCATTTCCACGCTGATCGCGTCGCCTTCCGAGCGCTTTAGCTTGGCGCGCAGGCTTTCCGGGTGGATCGACTTGCCGCGGCGCTCCGTCAGAAAGCGAGCCGCGTCAGCCACACCGCCCGGCGTCTTGCGCACGCAGTTGTACAGAACGTCGAGCCAGTCAGTGTTGGTATAGCGGCAGGTCATACGTCACCTTGAAATCTGATTTCTTTCAGCCTTTCGGCCCTTGTGCGGTGCAACTAAGATTCACCGCATGGAACAACTAACCTCTAACTACAAAGCGCTTGCCGGTATGGCCTTCGGCTTGGACCGGCGCGGCTTTCGCAAGTACGCCCAGTCGACGCTGGGGCAGAGCCGCTCACACCTGACGCCGGTAAGCGCCTCGATACGAGGGCAGTGTTCAGCCGGAACCTGACGACCCGGCTTCTTCCACTGGTTAAGGGCCGCTCGACTTACCTTCAGGGCGCGGGCCAGGGCGGCTTCCGATCCGAAGACCTTCGCCGCCTCCTCCAAGGGATGGGTGGTGTTCTCGTTCATGCCAATAGTCTACATTTCCTAGACCTTATGAGTCAAGCTTTTATAGACCCGTGTAGTCCAGATTTTCTTTACACTCGCGCCATGGATATAAAGAGTTGGATAAAAGCTGCCCGACAGCACGCCCAACTCACTCAAGCACAGCTGGGTGAGCCTCTTGGCGTGGGCAAAGGAAATGTGTCAGCCTGGGAGAAAGGCCGCCACGAGCCGAGCTTTGAGCAACTCGTGCGTATCAGTGAAATAACCCGCTATTCCGAACCTCTGCCGGGTCTTTCCGTTGTTGCGCATTCGGCACAACTTCCCGACCCGCCCGTAAAGCAGCGCCCTTGGCCTTTTCCTGGTATTTCCGAGGATGAGGTTCTTGCCCTGCCCCCGGCGCAACTCAGTGAGCTACAGGGAGCGTTGGCGCTGGCCATCGCCCAGCTCAAGCACGGCATCCGAATTTCGCCCGTGGCGTCTGCGCCGAGTCGTCCCTCCGGCGAAGCATTCCGATCCCATAAAGCTGGCGGCCTTGTGGATATGGATGCCGCCGACGACGCCTTCCCGATGCGTATCCAGGGGCTCGAAGCTGCCCCGTGGGAAGGTGGAAAGACGACCAAACAGATGGAACGTGAGAATCTCGGCTTGCGGATTAGCCATGCGATCAATGTCGGTCATGTTGAGGACTCTGGCTACTCGGCGAACGATCAGGAGTTCGTGCCAATCCCAGAACTTGACGTGCGTATGGCCGCCGGGAAGCTAGGCATAGAGAACTACGAGGAAACCGAGATTGGCCAGATCCTGTTGCGCCGGTCATTCCTCGAGTCGTTCAAGCGTCCGATAAAACGGATGAAAATCTGCTACGGCAACGGTTTCAGCATGGAGCCGGTGATCCGCCACCGCAATCCAATGCTGGTGGATATTCACCCTGTGGAACTTCACGAGGTGCAGCCGCGCTTCGTTTACGCGATCAACCGCGGCGGCGAAATGATCGTTAAGTGCCTTGAGCGATGGAAGGACGGGACGTGGATGGCGATTTCTACCAATCTGGATCCGGAGTACCACCCCTTCCCTCTGGCGACCGATGACGGCCGCGAGGTTCGTATCATAGGCACAGTTCTGTGGTCGCCCTACGACCTGCGGAATGGCGTAGATGAGAGGCTGTTGCTGGGCTGGCGCCAGGCTACGGGATGACGTGGATGGACAGTGGATTCGCGCCCGACCCGAGTCCCGTTAATTTCAGCAATATTGATGTTTATAGGAGCTTGCATGGACCGTCTTGTTACTGTAGCCGCCGCAACTTTGACCCTGACGCTTGCAGGCTGCATATCGATTCCCCCCGAAGAGGAAGGTGCGCCGGTTAGAGTTGGCTCGGCGCCCGTTAGCGTTGTTGATTTACGTGCCGCTAAGCAAGAAATCAAAGAATATGAATCGGTCCCGGAAGGCGCCGTGGTACTCGGCACAGCCAAAGCGATACGCTGCCATCGCTATCCCAGCGATTCAAAACCGACCGAAGCGACGGTAAAAGACGATCTTCTGGTTTCCGCTCTGGCGTTGAACGCCAACGGCATCAGCGATATCAACATCGTTAGGCAGCCAGGCAACGTCGCGACGAATTGCTGGTTTCGATACTTCGGCACGGCCAAGGCACTGAAGGTTTCAGCGCAATAATTAGGGACTACTCAACAGTTCGACTCCGCAAATGATCGCAGTCATCTTCTTTTGGTTGATGTTCGCCCTTGTCGTGGGCATGATCGCGTCCAGCCGTGGGCGCAGCGGATTCGGCTGGTTCCTCTTAGCGTGCCTTATCAGTCCCCTACTAGCGGGGATCATCCTATTGGTAAGCGCGAATCGCCGTACCGCCACAGACCGGCCCAACCCGTCGACGCACGTTAAATGCCCAGACTGTAGGGAGCTGATTCTGAAGGATGCTCGAGCGTGCCGGTATTGCGGCTGCAAGCTGGTCGTGCCGTCACTTGCACACGCGCCGGCGGACGAGCCTTCAGTTGTCTCCGAGCTAAAGGATATGGGCGCCTGGCGCGTTCTCTACATCGCTGGAGTCGTGGCGGTCATCTCCGCCGCGATCTGGGCGACCGTGTAGCTTTATTCATCGGCTCGGTGAACTGCCAGCGCGGCTGCTACCTCTTCTCGAATCACGGACCTCAAGGCGGCCATGTCCGGAGAATCCTCTGGCGACAATGACCGTTCCAACCTCGCCACGATCTCGGCGTTCGCCGAGCGGCCATTTGCCCTGGCAAGCTCGTTAATCTTCTCGCGCATGCCTGGCGGCAGGCGGACTGTTACCTGATCCCAATCTCTTACTTGCGTCGCGCGTCCTCTTCCCATGCGCGGCAGCGTACCCGCACTATGCTGGTACAAATACTCGCACTGTGCGAGTGTTTAGGCCGTGTTCGAAGCATCCCCATGCTCTGGGCGATGCTGAAATTCCATCAAAGAGCGCAATCACACAGAGCGCTTCATTGAGCGGCAGCAGGCATCAAAGGGGTGAGCATGAGGACCACTATAGAAATCGACCTGGACGTATTCGAGGAAGGCATAGCCAAGCTAGAACAGCTGGAAGCCCTTCTAACCTGTACCGCCGGGCCGGGTTTCACCGGCTTTTCGACTCTATCGTCGGACCGGCAAGAACATGTCATCACCCTTGCTGCGGACTTAGCGCAGGCGGCGAAGACCGCCTTGTCCATCGAAGGCTGACCCAGATACACATTAGTTACAAAAAAGTCTAGGGAACCAAGATTCCCCAGTCTCGTTTTTCTTGACTTGAAAGTCTAGGTTTTCTATACTTCGTTCATGCACTGAAGGTTTGGTGCTGTTGGACAGGCGGTGGCCCCGCCGAGAGAGAAAGCCCGGATGCCCAGACCGTAAGAGTGGTGGTGAACCACGCGGGAATTGCCTAGCCAGGGCTGCAACCTGGTGGACCGGATCGCTAGGACGAGTGCCCCTTGGGAGTCCTAGACGCTGCGAGCAAGGGACGCAAATGAGCCTCTACCGAGGCCACATTTGAATCGCCGCTGGTGGTCAGCGCTGCGATTCGTATGTGATGACCAATCACCCCGGAGAAATGATGAAGAAGCTCTTAGTGGTGCTGCCGCTGGTTGCCCTACTCGCTGCTTGTGACGATGACGCCCAAGTCGCCAGCCGCAACCTGTCCAAGGCTGCGGATAACTTCGAAGTGAACCGCCGCATCGTCTTCTACAACGGCATCACCGACCAGTACATGCTGACCGTCGAAGGCCGTTGCTCAATCGACACCAGTTCGACCGGAAAGACGTTGCATGTGATCTGCATGACCGGCCCTGGCGAATACAAGAAGCACTTTCTCGGCCTGTCGGACAACGTGACCTTCTTTGCCGAGCAGCTGGAAGGCGTGAAGGCCAGTGCGTACCACTACCGCGTCACCTTCAAGCCCCAGCAAATCATCCCGGATATCGACTTCCGCGGCAGCACCAAGGCGCTGAAGGATCTGGCGAACTAACTCTGCCTGCGCCGTAACAGGACGCAGACACGTGAACAAGGAGATAGACATGCCTGCAAAACAAAGAATTGCTCCCCCCTCGCTTAGCCGAGGCGTCTTCGGATGGGACGCATGCAGGCTTGCCGATGCCTATAGCACCCAGGAACTAACCGAGGCCATCACCTGGATTGGCCAAGCGCCATGCTGCGCCAATCCTGACCGAGATTCCATCTGGCTTCTGAACAAAAAGGCTCGCCGCATTAGCGAACAGCTGGCCTGGGCGGTCCGCCACCAGATGGAAGACAAACGCCGTGCCGATCAGTACCCGCTGGGCTACATGCAGGGGCGTGGCGCTGCTTAGCCCGCTTCTTTCAGGATTCATACCGATTAACAAGGAGAACGAGCATGCAGGTGACTACCCAACAAGCCGTAGCTGCGATGCAGAAGTACGGTGGCAACGGAATGCAGAAGCTGGCGGCGTGCTGGCTTGCGCTGGACTCGGACAAGCGGGTGCGGCTGGAACTGGCATTCAACGCTGAATTCCAGCGCTACCGCGAGATTGCCGAGCAGGACAACCGGCAGGCGGCTTGAATACGCGCTCAGGGCCGCGCAAGCCCTGAACCTCCAAGGATGCGGAGCCTTTTATTCATTCGTTCCGCGAAAAAGCGCATGAGTCCCACAGCAGTACCGGTGGCTCCGCATCCTTGGGGGTGAATTCGCAGGCTGATGCGAGTAAGTCTGGTGAACGCTGTGATCGCTACCAGCCCCGTCTGAAAGATGACGGTCGAGCGTGTTCACAATGCCGGAGATTCAGCACCGGCCACCCCCACCCAAATCTCCCTGGTGCCGTGCAACAGTCGGCCGTTTCCCGGACGAAACCCGGGGTCCTCAAGTCGGAATCCTGATCGGGAAAGCGATGAAGGCGCTGGTCATGCCTGAACCAGCAACATGCCGGAGCAAGTAGAGCAGGGTTCCGACTTGAGGGTTGTGAATAAGGCAGTCCGGTATCTCACCTACCGCGGAACTAGCTCCTTGACCCAGTGGGAGCCTGCCGAAATACATTGGGCACCCTCACCCCTCAAGCCCCCACTATCCCCCTAATTCTCCCGTGCAGGGTATGCCGGGGGAGAGCGGGGGCTTACCTGATTGGAGATCGTATGAGCGCAAGCACTCAAGTAGCCACAGAATCGGACGATGAAAAGGCAATGTACGCATGGAGGCGGCTCGCCTTTCAATTCGACGAGCATCGCATGCAGGCGCTGAACCATCTTCGCGCCATGCTGGCCGATCCAAAGGCTCATGCCTATCTCGTCACCGAATTTCTAGCCGCCCCGCCCATAAATGGCGAGCAAGTGCTTGCCGAGCGCGTCCGCTCCCTTGCGGCTACACGAGTTTGCGATGCGAACGATATCGACTTGGACGCAGCGGCGAAGAAGTTGTCCGAGTGCATGGACTACCCGTGGACGGAAATGCCTGAGCAGGGTCGCGCTCACATGCGGACATTCGCGCAGTCGGTCGTCAACGCCGCCCTGTCTTCGCAACCCAAGGACCCGCCATGCTAGCCGCCCTCAAGCACATGCGGCACAACGCCTGGGCCATGCGCTGGTACTACGCAACCCTAATTATCCCGCTCGCGTGCGTAGTGGGGTGGTAGGAGAAATCCATGGGATCAAGATTCACCTTCGATCCGCCGCAGCACATCTATGACGAGAAGTACGCAGAAGTCGCCAAGGCAATCGAGGCGGATCTGTTCACCCATCGCTGGGCAGTCATAGAAGCGTTTGAGCAGGAATTCCCGGACCCTGACGCGCAGATGCTGGCTTTCATCGCTGGCGATGCGGACAAGCCCGAGAAGATCCTTGAACTGGCGGCGTCCGGCATCCTCGGACCTGAATGCCGCGATCAACTGACGCTGGCTATTGCCCACGTCGCTGACTACCTAACGAAGAACTTTGTTCGCGGCTTCTGGCCGGAATGGGAGAGTACATGAGCATGCCCGAATTCAAGAAGCAGAACGAATGGCTGCTGAAGACTGACACTTTCGGAATCATGATTCGCGCATGGAAGGCTAGCGATGATTGGGTGTGGAACATGTATGTCCTCATCTACGACAACCATCCGCTGTTCTCAGACGCTGAGGCGGTGTGCGATCTGGACTTCCATGGAGGCTGCACCTTCGAAGAAAAGATCACTCATGCACCGGCACGCGGCATCCGCTACGACTGGCAAAAGGAGCGCTCTTACCTGAAGGTGGGTTGCGACTATCACCACTACTGGGACGACCATTTCATGCGATGCGACCCGGCATACGGAATCCCCGGAACGATTCAGGCTGACGCACAGCGCCTGTTCGACGAGCTTAAAGCCCGAGGTCAAACATGAAGCGCCTGCTGACCTTCCTCAAAATACACGGCCTCACGATTCTTTTCGGGGCCGTTTTTATTACTGCCACCTGCATTCTGCGTCCCACTCTGGATAAGTACGAAGAGGATCGGATTGCGAAGGATGGGGGCACCCGATACGCGGCAGGTGACAGCTATGGATCGCGATGACGAAGCCGCCGCGCTGGCCTATCAGCAAGAACTAGATCAACAGGAACACGACTATGAGCGTTCACAAGAAACTCATGCAAGCCAGAGTGCGCTTGCAGCAAGCCGAACTGAAGAAGTCCGGGCATAACAAGTTCGCTGGCTACCAATACTTCGAGCTGGCTGACTTCTTGCCTACCGTGCAAGTGATATTCGAAAACTTGGGCCTTTGCAGTGTCGTCAGCTTTACTGCTGACATGGCCAGCCTGGTGATCATCGACACGGACGCGGCGCATAGCCAGATCGTATTCACGTCCCCCATGGGTAGCGCCAGCCTAAAGGGATGCCACGAGGTGCAAAACATCGGGGCAGTTGAGAGCTACCAGCGGCGATATCTTTACATGGCCGCTATGGAGATTGTCGAGCATGACGCGCTCGATTCCAGCGAGCCGCTAAAAGAGCCTAAGAAGGCCCCTATCGTAAAAGCTACGGCTGGTGCGCTGGAAAGCCTGAGCGAAGAGGATCAGGAAAAGGCGCTGGCTACAGCCATCGTCATCCAGACGAAGTTTAACGCCGAAGATGAGTGGGAAGCCTTCGTTATCTGGGAAGAATGCCCGGACGATGTGACGTTCAAAACCGCTGTCTGGGACAAGCTGGATAGCAAGTGCCGCGCTTCGATCAAGAAGCAAGCTGCGGCAGCTAAGGAGAAGAAATGAGCAATGACCTGAACCGATGCGAATTCATCGGCAGACTGGGCAAAGACCCTGACACAAGATTTTCCCCTGATGGCACCGCAGTGAGCAATTTCTCCTTGGCCGTAGGTTGGAAGACCAAGGAGAAGGAGGGTGTCGAGTGGGTCCGCGTAGTCGCCTTTGGCAAGCTCGGGCAGATTTGCGCGGACTACCTGACCAAGGGCAAGCAGGTCTACGTGTCTGGTCGGATGACGACTCGTAAATGGACGGACAAGGACAGCGGCCAAGATCGCTACAGCACTGAAATCGTCGCTGACCAGCTTCAGATGCTAGGCGGCAAGAATGACGAACCTGAGCAGCGCCAGGCATCTAAGCCCGCAGCGCGACAAGCAGCGGCCAGCACCAGCGACGACGATTCGGAAATACCTTTCTGATCCCCGGCAGCTCCCAGCACAACCCACCTGGAACCCGCAGCATCCGCTGGGGGCTGCCACCCTATTCCTTGGGAGAAGTCTGATGATTCCGAAAAATACATCTTTCTCCGTTGAAGAAATCCGCGCAACCTTTTTGCACAAAGACGGCCAGCTTTATTGGAATGTGGCCAAACAAAGAGTCAAGAAAGGCATGAGGGCTGGGTGCCTCGACAGACAAGGTTATGTAGTTCTGGTTTACAGAGGAAGCTTCCTCCAAGCACATCGCCTGATATGGGTTATCGAGCATGGCTATTGGCCTGATGAGATTGACCACATCAATGGCGACCGAGCAGATAACCGACTCTCGAACTTGAGAGCGTGCAACCGCCAGCAAAACATGGCTAACCGCACTTTCTCTCGACAGGGCCGCAAAGGAACCAGATGGATCCCCTCAATTCAAAAATTCCAGGCCTACGTGGCCGGGAAATACGTGGGGACTTACAAAACAGTGGAAGAGGCTGCTCGAGCCTATGACGAAGCGGCAATCGCCAAGTGGGGAGAGTTTGCCAAGACAAACTACCCGCAATCCGAGAAGGTTCCTAGCTATGAACCCCGCCATCCCGCCTAACGGAGCAGATATGGACCTCGCGCAACAACTCGAGCAAGCCGACGCAGACCGCGTTGACGGCATCACGACCGACAAGCAGTACATGGAGCGCCGTGCCGAGATTGTGGCGCGGGATCTGGACTACGACGACCTGATTATGCAAGCCAAGGAGCGTGCGCTCCTGAGGGGGATGTGATGGATGACGATGACGACTTCGTTGAAAGCCGCCTGATCCGCTGGGGCCTGCTGGGCTTCGTGATTGGCCTTGCAGCCATCTACAGCGCCATGTTCGCACTCTGGCGCTACGCCCTCTCAATCTGGAGCTGAGAATGTCTGAAAAGAACGAATGGAAGCTTGTCCCGGTTGAGCCGACCTCTGAAATGTGGGCGGCGGTCAACAAGCTGGACGACGAAATGGCCGCAGGCGGCTATGACGGCAAAGGCGCGTCCATCGAGCAGGCGTGGGCCTGCCTGGTGGATGCTGCCCCCGCCCAACACTACCAATGGCTGATCACCGTCGCGCAGATGAAGGTGCTGGCCGCAGAGTTGATCCGAGCGGCCGAAACCATGGGTGGCGATGACGATGAAAGCGCCGAAATCGAATTGATCCTGTCGGTAGCCAAGCCCGGCACTGTCCAGGATGACGACTGCAAGTCGAACACGTCTCCCATCCTGACAGTCCACCTGGCCGAATACGCGGAGGAAGGCGTCTACCCCATCGACCCGCTCGACCCGACGGGCGGACGTGTCGACGCTCCCGCTGCTGGCGATGCGCGGGAGATCGACCTTGACCGCGTTCTATCCATCGCAGACGAGCATGCAGAAGAAAGCCGAGAGGACGGCCGGCGAGTGTTGGATCGCGGCGGCTTGCTCGCACTGGCGAAGGACGTTCTGCGTGCAGCCTCTCAGCAGCAGGAGGGGTGATGAATGAGCTGGCTCTTTTCAAAAAGGCTGATAGATGAGCATCTGTCCAGTTTGTACCTGCGAATTCAAGCCGAAGCGGAAAGGGCAGGCTTTCTGCTCCCTGAGTTGTCGGCAGAAGAACAACGGGAAGGGGCGCCGGGGTCAACGCACAGGGTTGCAATCGAAGCCCTACAAACAGCGCTTGACTCGGGACGGTCACCTGAGGATGTATGCGGCCAAACACCCCTATGCCGACGGGCGAAAGGAGATGCATGTCCACGACATGGTGATGGAGCTTCACCTTGGCCGACGCCTGTTGCCAACCGAGTGCGTCCACCACATCAACGGAGTGAAGACGGACAACCGTCTGGAGAACCTGGAGGTGATGAGTCATGCGGAGCACTCAAGGCGGCATGCCATGGAAGCCAATCGGGCGAGGAATTCAAGGGGTCGGTATGCGTGAACTTGCGCTCTTTGCGGGAGCTGGTGGAGGAATTCTCGGCGGCCACCTGCTCGGATGGCGAACCGTCTGCGCAGTTGAACGTGATGCCTACGCCGCACAAGTTCTCGCGGCAAGACAAAACGATCGAACCCTCCGACCTTTCCCGATTTGGTCTGACGTGTGCAGTTTTGACGGAAGACCGTGGCAAGGCCTTGTTGACGTCGTATCTGGCGGGTTTCCGTGCCAGGACATCAGCGCCGCCGGCGCCGGCGCAGGGATTGATGGCGAGCGCTCCGGGCTATGGCGGCAAATGGCTCGAATCATCGGCGAGGTACGACCAGGCGGCGTCTACCTGGAGAACTCACCTTTGCTTGTGGGACGAGGTCTTGCCATGGTCCTCGGTCACCTTGCCGAAATGGGGTATGACGCGCGCTGGGGTGTTGTGGGAGCCCACCACCTTTCCGCGCCTCACGAGCGCGAGCGCATCTGGATTGTGGCCGACTCCAACGGCCTCGCTTGGAACCAAGGGCGGACGGATCACGCCGCGCAAGGGCCGCGAGGGAGGCACGCTCATCGAAGCGGTCTCGGCTCGCATGTTCGCCCCCCCAACCGCGCGCGACTGGCGCAGCGGCAAAGCCAGCAAGCAAACAATGGAACGCAACAGCCGGCCATTGTCGGAACAGGTCGGTGGCCTGCTGAACCCGGAATGGGTCGAGTGGCTGATGGGGTGGCCCACCGGGTGGACCGCATTACAGCCCTTGGAAACGGCCAAGTTCCGCGAGTGGCAGCAGCAGCATTCCATCTTCTCAGCAGCCGAATCTAAGGAGGCAGCATGACCACCCACACCCCCGCCCCGGCGCAGCAAGCCGTGCTGACGGATGACGACCTGCGCAATAGCAGCCCGTTCCAATGGCTGTCGCGCCGCTACACGCCCGAAGTGGCTGAGCGCATGCTGCGCGAATTCGAGGGCATCGTGCTGTCCAAGCTGCGCGCCCCTGTAGCCGCCGTCAATATCCACCGCGTCAAGCTCAAGAGCCGCCGCGAAATGGAGCGCACGATTCCTAGCGAGCGCATGGGATGGTGGCGCGACGTTTCGCCGGGCCAACAAATGGTTTTGCGCGACGCAACGGCAGCAGACCTAGCCCGCTGCATCTTGCGCGAAGGCGATACCCGAGGCCCGGAGCATTTTCTGTGCGAGCTGGAGCCGGACGGCGCGCTCGTGTCGCGCGAGGCTATCGAACACTGCCGGACTATCGCGATGCCGGTTGCCGCCCTGGCAAGCGCCCCTGTAGCCGGGGAGGCGCAGCACGACACCGATAGCGTTTGCGCATGGCAAGTCTGGTGGAACCAGCACAAAAGCCGCTATACCACCACCCGGCAGGCGTCACTTGCGGCTTTTGCAGCCGGCAAGGAATGGCGTGGTGCCGCGCCCCAGGCCAGCGAGGCGGTGCGCGATGCGGCACCAGCATCGTTCGATCAAAAGGCTCGGGAGGTAGTGCAGTCGGTCGTGTTCTACGGCGATATCCAGAACCGGGTGCAACAGGCCGCACAACTGCAATGCGCTGTCGTCGAGGCGATGCAGTGGGCTGCCCGCGCCGCCCTGTCCGCGCAACCGGGAGCGCAGGAGGGAGGCAGCGATGCGTGACGCCATGATCTTGGACCCGTGCTGCGGCGGTCGCATGATGTGGTTTGATGGCCAGGACCAGCGGGCCCTATTCGGCGATATCCGCAGCGAGGACCACACGCTGTGCGACGGCCGGGCCTTCAGCATCACACCGGATCTGAACATGGACTTCCGCGCCATGCCGTTCCCGGACGGGTCGTTCCGGCTTGTGGCATTCGACCCGCCGCACCTTCGGCATGCCGGCCGGGATTCCTGGCTGCGCGCCAAGTACGGCATCCTCGGGGACGATTGGCAGGAGGATCTGCGGCGAGGCTTCGCTGAGTGCTTCCGCGTCCTGAAGCCGGAAGGCGTCCTGATTTTCAAGTGGAACGCCATCCAGATCCGCACACCGCAGATTCTGGAGCTGACGCCGCACAAGCCGCTGTTCGGCCATCCCAGCGGGAAGCGCGCAGACACGCATTGGATGACGTTCATGAAGCCACCCCATCCCAAGCAGCACAACGACGGAGGCGCGGACTGATGACTCTATACGTCCTTCTTATGGTTGTTCTTGGTGGTAGCAGTCATCCGACCTCGCTAACCGCTGAGTTCAACAATCAACAGGCCTGCACCCTTGCGGCGGCTGAACTATCACAAAAGATGAATGAACACTACGCGATTTCGGAACGGAAAGTGTTCTGGACTTGTTCACCTAAAGGATAAAGATGATCGCTATCGAAACCAGCAACGACGGAGACCCACAGCCATGAACAACCTCATATTTCTGGGGATCACCTTCATCCTCATCGGCGTCGCGTTCTCTCTCGGCTATTTTGCAAGGCACCTTTCCCGATTCGAACGCTGGGGCTTCGCCGCAGTTGGCCTTATATGCAATGTGCATGGGGTGTACCTGCTGGGGCATGGAATTCTCCATGCAGTTAGGGGATAACTATGAATGACCTGAAGATTCTCCCCGCCTGCATCCTCATGCTCATCATCACCGTGTGCGTGGTCGCTGTGCGCGGCAGCCTTATCCGGCAGGAGTGCCTGGTGGCCGGCTACTCGCGCGTGACCGGTCATCTTTGGGATCCCTACTGCGTGCGCAAAGGCCCGCTCGGGGAAGACGAAATCCGCCGACTTTCTGATTTGAAGGAACACTAATGGTTGACCAATGCCAGGGTCTGATCGGCCGCCTTCTCGGCCACGACTATGCGCCGGTGTTCGATGTGCGGCCTAGTCGTTCGTTGGAAGTCAAAAACATGCCCACCGCGTCGGCGATGGTGCGCATCATTGAAGCGTCGGCGGATCGAATCTACCTTGGCCACGTCTGTCACCGGTGCGGTCACAAGATCATCAAGGAGTTGTGATGAGTGACCAATGCAAATGCTCATTCGCTATCCGGATGACTGGCGATGGCTGCCGATACTGCCAGCCTCAGACGTACATCGATCATTTGGAAATGGCGGCCAAGGACTATCAGGAGTACACGGATGGTCTGGTCGAACAAAGGGATAGCGCCATCAAAGCCCTACGGCGCGCCCGACTTGCACTCGCAGCGGCTGCCAATCGAATGCCTGAATTCGACAGCGATTATCAACAGGTGGATTCGTTCATCGTGCTGCACGACACAGATAAGCGCCGTTTATGAGTCACTAAGGGCAGTTTTGCCTCATTTATGGAACATGAAATGACCAAAGACGAACTAGAGCAGATAGCCACCCGCGAGGCGCACTGCAAGCCCTATGGCTCTTCGGTGACGCTCAGTATTGGCGAGAGGGACGAGCTGGTGGCGCTGGCGGGAGATGGGATGCGGTGCCGGTGGCTTCGTGAGGATCGAGGAATAGAAGGACAGACGCCTTTCATCGCAATGAGGTCAACGCCGCTTTCCTTCTCAAGATGGATTGGCAAGCCCGCTGATGAACGCATAGACGCCGCGATGGCGGAGGACGAGCAATGAACAAAACTCCTTGGTTTGAAAACGTTAAACCCGTTCATAACGGCGTTTATGAGATTAAGCACCCCGACCGACCTAACGTCTGTGTATACCAGCATTGGGATGGGAAGTTATGGGGAATGTACATGCCCTCTATACGGCTGGCCTGGGACTGGCGCGACAAATATAGCGGTTACCAGGACCAGCCTTGGCGGGGATTGGCGGACAAGCCCAATGACTGACCAAATCCAGCGCGTGCTGGAAGTAACCCGCAAGTATTGGATGCCCGCCTAGCGCGGGCTTCGTTTTGGAGGCGATATGGATACGTTTTTGAGCGCCGAAGAGATGGCCGAACTGACCGGCATCAAGACCGGTAAGCGCATCAAGGGCAAGACCGTTCACCGAGAACAGTTGCAGGCCGAATGCCTGCGCACGATGGGCATCCCGTTCTACCTGAACGCCCGCGGGCGCCCGGTAGTGGTCCGAGCCAATATCATGGGCAGACCCAGCGCAGAGCAACAGAAGCCTGCCTGGCAGCCCCGAGTTTTGAGAGCCGCCTAGTATGGGCCGAAAACCTTACAAGAACACGAACCTGCCGCCCCGGATGCGCGCCCGCAGACAAAAGAGCGGGACCGTTTACTACTACTACGACATGGGCGGTCGACCACGCGTAGAAGTGCCGCTGGGGCCGGACTTGGTGGAGGCCGTCCGAAAGTGGGCGGATCTGGAGCGCGATAACGCGCCGTCATCTGCCCCGGTGGCGACCTTCCGATATGCGGCAGAGCGCTATATCCGGGATGTGCTGGTGACGAAAGCACCAAGGACCCAATCGGACAACCTGAAGGAATTCGCGGTCCTGTACAAGTTCTTCGACGATCCGCCCGCGCCTCTGGATGCCATCAAGCCCCAGCTCGTCAAGCAATACATGGCATGGCGTAGTGAACTGGCGCGTCAGTGGTACATGGAGAACAAGCGGGAAGTCCCGCCGAACCCGGGCCACGTTCGGGCCAACCGGGAAATTGCGCTGTTCAGCCACGTGTTCAACTTCGCCCGAGAAGTGGGAATTACCGACGCACCGAACCCCTGCGCAGGCGTCCGCAAGAACCGGGAGACTGGCCGGGACGTGTACGTGGAGGACGACGTGTTCAAGCGCGTATGGGCGAAGGCAGATGGGCCAACCAGGGATGCCATGGATCTAGCCTACCTGACCGGCCAGCGCCCTGCCGACACGCTGAAGTTCGACGAGCGGGATATCCGCGATGGGATGCTCCACCTGGGGCAGAACAAGACCGGGAAGAAGCTTCGGATCAGCGTGGAAGGAGAGTTGGCAAAGGTGATCGCCCGAATCCGCGCTCGCAAGGCCGGTTACAAGGTGACGTCAACCGCTTTGGTGGTGAACGAGTCTGGGCAGCGTCTAGGGTACGACGCGCTGCGCCAGAGGTTCTATGCTGCCCGGGAAGCAGCTGGGGTGCCAAAGGAAGGCTTCCAGTTCCGAGACCTGCGTGCAAAGGCCGGAACCGACACGGCTGAGTCGTCCGGCGATATCCGGCAGGCACAGCGCCAGATGGGGCACAAATCTATCCAGATGACCGAGCATTACATTAGGGAACGCAAGGGCGATAAGGTCGGTCCGACCCGCTAA